GAATTAAAAGAAAATATTCAGTATAAATTTGCTCAAGATCAGTATTTTGAGGAAATGAAGGAAGCTGAAAATTTACGTAATCGTATTGATTTGGTAAATCAGATGCAACCTTTTATAGGGACATATTTTAGTAAAGAATATATTATGAAAAGTATATTGCGATTTACTGATGAAGAAATTGAAACAATGGAAGGTCAGATGGGGGCAGAGCCTCCGCCTACAATTGGCGTCGGCGGCCAACCAGTTCAGCCGCCTATAAATAATCAATCGGAGTAAAATTATGGATACATCAGAAGTTATTAGACACATGGTAGACGACATTCTTGCAGATCGCTCGAATGACGCTGTTAACAGATTTAACGATGCCTTGGGATTTAAATTATCTACAGCGTTAGATGATAAAAAACAAGAAATCGCATCCAGTATAGGCAAGGAAAATGAAGAAGTTTAATCAATTAAGAATAGATTTAACAGAAAAAACTCTTACTCCCGCTGAAAAGAAAAAGCGAGAGGAAATTGCCATGGCTATGGAGCGTGAGAATCCAGGTATGCCAATGGCTAAAAAGATGGCTATTGCTACGGCAACTGCTAAAAGAGTTGCTGAAGAAAATCTTGACGAATTAAAATCATCTACATTGGACTCTTATATTACTAAAGTCGCAACAGGTCCTTCTAGAGGCAATACTCAAACAGGTATTCCTAAAAGCATAAAAGCAATTGGCGGCGTAACAACGGCCATTCGCAAAAAAGCTGAAAATAATAATCCCCCATTTGAACCAAATGTTCCCACAGGTGAAAGAAAAGATCAATTTGGGAATCCTATTAAAAATGTAGCAAAACACTTGGCTAAACAAGGTATGAAAAGTGTTACTGAAGAAATTAAAACAACGCATGAAGATCCGCTAGTTGTTGTAAAGGATGCTGAAGGTAATATTCTTACACATGCTAATCGTTCTGTTGCTGGTGATATTCATGGGATAAATGTTTCACATCACACTATTCATACAGGTATGCCAGTAGAAGTAGTTGACCGTGATGGTAAAAAGTTGACAGTTCAGAAATCTATGCATCATGATTCAGCAGTTAAAGAAGCTAAAGAAAAAACAGAATATGATTACGAAGGCGACATGGCTCGCAGTCAACTACAAAGTATTGTTATGAATGCCCAAAAAGTACATGATATGTTAAAAGACAATGATAATCTTCCTGAGTGGGTTCAATCAAAAATTACTCTTGCCGAAGATTATATTTTAACCGTTTCAAATTATATGGCAACTGAAATTGATGAACAGACGAATAAAGAATATACACACAAGGTTGTTAACAGAAGAGGCGATATTGTTGGTAAATATACCTCTTTGAAAACTGCAACTCGAGCAGCGGATAAAAAAGATAACGCATACGGCGGATATGCACACCAAGTTCGTCGAATTGATGAAAAAACTATTGAGGAAGCATCCTACACATTTGAGCCTGCTACACACACGCCTACTGTTAAGAATTCTAAAGGACATAGTTTTGAAGGCAATACATATAATGCTAAGGGCCTAAAAGGTGCAAGCATTTACAAAAATAAAGATACTGGTAAGTATTATGCTAATAAAATAGATTCGAATACCACATTTCACAGTAGTGCTGAAGACGCTGCTGAAAAGTATCATAATAAAGCAAAATAATAAGAGGATAAAATGCCGGTAACAAGATCAATTCTTAAGAATGTTAGACAACAGGCAGTTGTTAAATTTATTGGTGGCGGAACAGCTAACATAGATTTACGTGCGGATTTGACACAGCCTGAAGAAACATTTCAGGGGTTTGGTAATACCAATGTAACAATTAAAACTGTTATGTATAGTACAACCGATTCTGCATCTTCTCCTATTTTAATTCAACGCGGCGTTAATGCTACGGTTGCAACAAACGTAATGATATTATATGGTACGGCGGATTGGGAATTGGATCAAGGTGCAGGATTTGTAGACGATACTGGCGCAAATTCGAATGTAACTGTAATTTTACCTGCGTCGGGTGCAACGTTATATTTGGTATTAGGCAAAACATCAGGATATATTGGCCCTGATCTACAGACCGCACCTAATTAATACGGAGAATTAAAATGAGATTAATCACAGAAGTCGCACAAGACCTCAATTATCTAATAGAAGATAAAAAGTCTGGTGGCAAGAATGTCTTCATTGAAGGCATCTTTATGCAAGTAGAAAAACCAAACCGTAATGGGCGTTTGTATAAGCGCGACATTATGGAAAAAGAATTAACTCGTTATCAGAAATTGATTGACGAGAAAAGATCCTTGGGTGAATTGGGTCACCCAGCAAATCCAACATTAAATTTGGATAAAGTCTCTCACCTTATTGAAAGCCTTCGTTTCGACGGCAACAATGTAATTGGCAGAGCAAAGATTTTAGAAACTCCGATGGGTAACATTGCTCGCAATTTGATTGAGAACGATGTGAGACTTGGTGTTTCTTCTAGAGGTTTGGGTTCACTAAAAATGAACAAAGAGGGTGTTAATGAGGTTCAGGGTGATTTTCATCTTGCAACTGTAGACATCGTAGCAGATCCTTCCGCACATGATGCTTTTGTTCAAGGCATTTATGAGTCTGCAGATTGGATATGTGAAAATGGTCTGTGGAAAGCTGTTGATATCGAAAGAGCACAACAAACATTAAAGGGCGCATCTAAGGGACAGTTAGAATCTGTTAAACTAAAGATGTTTGAAGAGTTTATGTCTAGAATGTCTAGATAATCAAACTTATAAATAATTTGAAACAATCCATTTAGGAGACACTAATGTCAGTAGAAAGCAAAATTAAACAATTGCTAGAGCGTGTAGATGCGAAATCTAGCCTAGAAGAAGCAGACGCTATGGGTGCAGCTAAAGGTAAAGATACCTCTATCAAAGCAGCTAATGGCGGTGATGCCTCCCCACCAAAACAAGGTAGTTCTGAAGACGCAAGTTATGAAGAGCGCGACGAAGAAGAACAAAACCAAGGTGCCATTGCAGCTAAAGGTGTTAATAAAACTACCATTAAGATGAAGGCCCCGGTTGGAGATGCTCCTAACTTCCAAACAGTAGGAGATCCAACTTCAGCAGTAAATCAACCTAACTCTTCAGGAAATGTTCCTGTTGGAGAAGAAGAAGAATTTGATGGTGAAGTAATTGAGGAAGATGAAGAAATTCAAACTCCTGCAGCAATTGACTTATCCCCAATTTTTGGCGATGATCTCTCAGAAGATTTCAAAGCTAAAGCAACATCTATTTTTGAAGCAGCAGTTATTGCTCGCGTAAATTCAGAAATGGATAAAGTCGCAGCATCTCTAGAAGAGAAGTATGCCGCAGACGTTGCAGAATACAAAGACAGTATCGTCGAAAAAATTGATTCATATCTCAACTATGTTGTTGAGAATTGGATGAAAGAAAATGAATTGGCCTTGGAAAACGGTCTTCGCACTGAGATTGCTGAAGACTTTATGTCTGGCCTAAAAGTACTATTCAAAGAGCACTACATTGAAGTGCCTGAAGAGAAATACGATGTAATCGGTGAACTACAAGCCAAAGCTGCAGAACTCGAAGCAAAACTCGACGAAGCAATTGGCAGCAACGTAGACCTTAACAAAGAAGTCACTTCTTTAAAGCGTCAAGCAGTTGTAGAAGAATTGTCCAAAGATTTAGCTGACACAGAAGCTGCAAAATTGGGCAAACTATTAGAGGGTGTTGACTTTGAAAATGAAGATCTTTACAGAGAGAAAGTTTCTGTAATTAAAGATAATTATTTTCCAAAGAATGCAGTAACAGAAAGCGTATCGCAATCCGTTCAAGCACAACAGACTTTAACAGAAGAAACAGATGTTCCAACTGGATTTACAGATGGTTCGTCAGTAGTTTCTACATATGCTAAAGCACTTTCAAGATCAATTAAAAGAGCGTAATTTTACGACATTCCATCAAGGAGAAATAAATGTTTTTATCTGAAAATTTACAACAAAAATGGCAAGCCATTTTAGAGCACCCAGATCTTCCAGAGATCAAGGACAGCTATAAAAAGGCAGTCACATCCGTATTGCTAGAGAACCAAGAGCGTTCATTGCGTGAAGAGCGTAGTGCATTGTTCGAGGCAGCTCCAGCAAATAACATTTCCGCAACAAGCGGTATTGACAAGTATGATCCAATCATGATTGGCCTAGTACGTCGTGCAATGCCTAACCTAATGGCATATGACATCTGCGGCGTTCAGCCAATGACTGGCCCAACCGGTTTGATCTTCGCTATGCGTTCTCAATACAACGCAGAGCGTGCTAATACAACAACTCGCGTTGAGGCATTGTACAACGAAGCTAATACAGGATTCGCCGGTGCAGGCGGCGGTGTTGGTAATAATCCAGTTGACGGCACTTATACTACGGGCACTGGGCAAACTACAGCAGCAGCTGAAGCATTAGGCAGCAGCGGCTCTCCAGCATTTAACGAAATGTCTTTCTCTATTGACAAGACAACAGTTACTGCAAAATCACGTGCGTTGAAGGCTGAGTACACAGTTGAATTAGCACAAGACTTGAAAGCTATTCACGGTCTTGACGCTGAAGCAGAATTATCAAACATCTTGTCACAAGAATTCATGTTTGAGATTAACCGTGAAGTTGTTCGTACAATTTACAAAGTTGCTAAGCCAGGTTCTCCAGCTACAGCAACTGCAGGTACATTTGACTTAGACGTTGACTCTAATGGACGTTGGTCTGTTGAGCGTTTCAAAGGTCTATTGTTCAACATTGAACGTGATGCTAATCACATTGCACAAGACACACGTCGTGGTAAAGGTAACTTCATCGTTTGCTCTGCAGACGTTGCAAGTGCATTAGCTATGTCAGGTGTTCTAGACTACGCTCCAGCTTTAAGCACAAACTTAAATGTTGATGACACCGGCAACACTTTCGCAGGTGTTCTAAACGGACGCTACCGTGTATACATTGATCCGTATTCCAGCAATCTAGGTGACGCAAGTCAGTTCTACATGGTTGGTTATAAGGGTTCTTCTCCTTATGACGCAGGTATGTTCTACTGCCCATATGTTCCTTTACAAATGGTTCGCGCAGTTGATCCTAACAGCTTCCAGCCAAAGATTGGCTTCAAGACACGTTATGGTTTAATTGCTAACCCATACGTTACATCTGCCGATGGCGTATCAGATGCAGATGCAGCATCATTCACAGCAAATCGTAACCAATATTATCGTCGTACACAAGTGTTGAACTTGATGTAATTCGATATTATCGAGTAAGCCGACAAAGATCGGTACTTCTAAAGGGGGGCTTAGGCTCCCCTTTTTTGCCTTATAAATATAATAACGGAGGAAAGAAATGTATACTGCAAATGTAAATGTAGCAAAGCAAAATTATGCAAATTCATTACCCACGACATATGATTACCTAAGACCGAATGCTTTCCGCTTTTCTGTTAAGGATATTCCCAATGTGTCTTTTACTTGCCAATCAGCTAATTTGCCTCAGCTTGCATTAGGGTTTGCAGTACAGCCTACTCCGTTTACTGACATTCCACGTATCGGTGATAAACTAGACTTCGGTTCGTTCACAATTAGATTTTTGATATCGGAAGATATGTCCAATTATTTAGAATTATACAATTGGTTAGTGGCTTTAGGTTTTCCTAAAGATTATACACAGTTTGACGCGTTAATAAAGAATAGACCTAGTAGATTCCCGTTTAAAGTGAATCAACGGGGGGAATCTGAAGTTTTGGCATACTCGGATGCAACTTTAACGATTTTAGACTCGACAAATACGCCTAAAGTAAATATAATATATAAGGATATATTCCCAATCTCATTAGAAGGATTGGATTTTGATATTGCATCTGCCGGTGTGGAATATTTTACCGCAATTGCCTCTTTTAAATATACGCTATTTGAAGTGGAGCAACTTTAA